GTACCTGAGAATCACTGGCTGCATGGTTTTCCCCATAAAAAAGCCTAAAAGAAAGACCGCGAAAGCGATGATCCATGTGGATTTATCGACCTTTTCGAATAAATCGAATTTATCACTCTGTGGTGGATGTGGATACATTGGAGGCTGTACAGGATAGTCCATATAATATGGCTGTTCCTCCTGTACAGACTCTTCCTGTTTATCATTATTTAAAGGATCCATAGTGGGGTTATACTCGATGGGGTTGCCTATATCAGTTTCCATTTTCTAATTAGAGCGCTCTTTTTTTTAAGCATCTTCTGACTCACTTTCACTCGCATCATCCACGATAAAATCCTTGAGATTTCCGTTTTCGTCAGCATCTTCTTCCTCCTCCTCTGATGAATAATCCTCTTCATCCTCAGTGTCCAATTCCGAATCGAAGTCTGTGTCATGGTCTTCAGCACTGTAATCATCGACAATATCGTTTTCTGTGGGTACGAAGAGCTCAGGTTTCTTTATCTTGCGCCCCGAACGAGTAATCATTTAACTTCTATAAGTCACTATTGTTTAAGTATCTTTATAATATCCGGCGTTAAACAATGTGTTCTCGATGTGTTCTTTTTACAACGAGGACATTTTTGCTTTATTTCTTTACCCTTGATCAAATAAGACATCACAACATCTTCGTGCATCCCCTTGATCGTCTCACAGTAATTGGAGTTTGTGAGGGCTACGATTTGGGTTTTATCTTTGTTGATAGTCACCACCTGTAGATCCTCTGGTCCATGCATATGTTTCCGTATGAACACTTCAAGTGGGGTTTTTACGTCACCACACTTCACTTGGGGTTTTTCGACTCGCTTCTTAATCTGTGGACACTTCTTGATGTCTTCCTTCTTTGGATACAACCCCTCTACAATACCTGGGGTGAGTTGGTGTCTTCGCCCACAAAAGTCTTTACAGAAACCATCACGCCTCCCCCTGAGTGTTTCACATAGACAGAAACATTTTTGGAGGATCGTTTGACCACTGATAATGAACCATACATGATTCGATCCATGTTCTCGTTTGAGATTTTCACAATATTTTGAGGTTGTTGAGACAAGGTACGTATCTTTCTTTTTGAAAAACTTGGGAATATAAGCGTGTGCTTGTCCCTCGATGTGTGTGCGAATGAAATCTTCAATTTTACCCTTCAAAGTGTCATCGTGAACCTCATCTTTCATCTGTGCAGGTGTGAAAGTCCCCTCTTTGACAACTATAGACGGTGGCTCCACATGTGTCATTTGGGGTTCATCTGTACGTACTGCGGCCATTTTTAGGATCTCGAGGGTGGGGTCCTGTCCAATCTTTAAAATCACACTGAGAGGTCCATGGTGATACATGAAAATAGGGAGATAGGCGAGTTGATCAACTTTTCCATTCTCACACGCAGAACACCCTTGACCGTTACATGCCACATGCTTCGCCTTTTTATACGACCATGGCATACGGAAGCCACTCCCTTTTGTCTTTCTGGAGACATTTCCATACACAGCCACATCTATTATATCGTTCCAGTCGGTTCCTCTCCCCTTAGCCTTGGAGAGTGCCACTAGAATATGCTCTCGTAAGGCGACTGCGGACGATTGATCCACGACAAACCCCGGCCAATTCAAGTGTACCCCAGTCTTTATGAGTTCTCCACACTTCTTAGGTGGAGACACAGAGATGAGACAATCTTTACCACCATGGCGTTTCACTTTGTCACAAATAACCTTACAAACATCTTTGATTTCAGTAATGTCTAGGGCTTCTTTGTCTTTGTAATCGATATCCACGAAAAAGTTATACTTCTCACTCTTCTGTTCTACGACATATAGTCTCTCACCCGACTTGACAGCTTCTATGTATCTCTCATAAAAGTCATTCAATTTATCAAATGGCACGGAAAGGACACCACCGTCCATGAGCACATGTGATAGATTGGTTGCATTATTAAATTTCTGAGTTGCACACCAACTCTTAAACATACTTACATAAGTTACATATCTATTCTCTAAACCATCTCATACAAGAGACATCTGAAAATTCTTTCCCTTGGGAAAGTTCCTTCTTTATGGTTAAAAGTTCGTATACTGTTCTAGATTCATTCTCCTTGACCCACTGGGTAACCTCCTCCTCACAGAGACCCCTATTCTTCTCAAGAAGTTGTCCGATCTGCATCATGATGTACGCCTTGGACTTCATTATTTTATAGAGAATGTTTTTCTATTCAAAGAACTTATACACGCGTAAAATTCTGGATTCTTAATGACATTATCGATGATGAGATTCCAACGCTTCCGTGAATTGAATTCATCGAGTGTATCGTAACTCATATAATCGTTTTCATCATACGTTTTCCTGATGGGTTGTTTCATAATTTTTTTCAAATTTGTTTTATGTTTTTCCTCGTAAAACTTTTTAAGTTGTGACTGCTGCTCAGTTCTAGAGTAATTCACGAAGAATATAAAGACGTTATATTCAAGGTCCACCGTGGGACTCTCCTTTACTGTAAATTTAAACTCTGTATATTGACCACTCTTTAGTGAAACCACACCACGGGTCTCTTCCTCGAGTTCCCTGAGGGCACATCGAAGGGGATTGAAAATCTCTCGTCGCCTGCACCCACCAGTGACGAAAATCCAATCCTTGAATCTCCAGTCCCTCACCGTAAGAAACCTTGGTTTCCCATCGACGAAGCTAACCGGTACTGCAATCGCTTTGTACTTCTTCATTGCGCATTCGCAAGTTATAGTAAGACGATATGTTTATTCCTCCACTTTAGCCACAGGTTTCTCATCTTTCTTGGGTTCTGGTTCTGGTTCTGGAGTAGGCTCTGGTGCATTGAGATGCTTGACGACCTGAGCTGAGAAAGTCTTGAAAGAGTTAACCTCTTCCTTGGTCTTATTGAGTTCCTTGAAGAGGAAGATAATGCCTAGGGCACACACAATAGTGGCGATCATCATGAGCGTGTCTCGATTAACGGGAATCATATACTTATGTCTCTCGTTTTCTTTTTAAGCAATTACACCCAACATAGTCTTCCCTGGGGTTGGGCATTCGTAGGGTGACTGCGCAAACTGGACGGCTTGGTAATGCGTAGATTCACACGATTTTTGGGTTGGTGGGGTGGGTTGCCCGACAAACTTTTCGAGTGTCCTGGAACTAGGATCGTACGTCAATACAAAAACGATGGCTAAGAGGAAGACAACCTTCCAAATCATTGTTTACTAATTAGTTAGAATATAAAAGGCCGCCCATACCGTTTTCGATACGGAGGACGTTGTAGTTCACGGCGTAGATATCATCCGTGTTAACCAGAGTGTCGTTGACAATGCGAGCCGAGTCGAGACGCGAGAAGTTGAGCGACCCGGTGGGTTGAAGCTTACCCGTCTCAAGGCAGAAAGGGTACGTGAACAACTTGGCACCTGGGGTGGAGCTCCCGTGGGAGGTGTGGTAGTAGAGGGGAACCGACGTGTAGTTGGGGTTCGCGAACTTGTAGTCGGAAACATCGGTACCGTTAATCTGGAGCTTGATCTTGTTCGTGTCGAGGCACATATTCACGGCGGTCACGTTGGAGGCGGCGAGGTACTTGATGGGGTGGTTGAAGTTGAGTTCCTGGATCTTGGAACCCGAGGAGATCGCCTTCTGGACCTGTGTGATGAGCAGGTTTTGGGGGGAGCCCGCGAACATCTCACGTTCCTGGGTATCGAGGTACGCGTAGTTGGCATAGACTTCCCACTTGTAGGTATCCGCGGCGGCACCCCAAGTGATGCGGAGCTCCACATCGTGGTACTGGAGGGAGATGAGGGGGAGGGCGGTCTGCCAGTTCTCACAGAAGGCGAACCGGAGAGGGTAGAACCGCTCGTTGGTTGAGCCACCGTAGAGGTCACCAGAGACCGACTTGGCAGAAGTAGTCGCCGAAAGGGTAGGGGCGATGAGAGTTGAGTAGGTAGAGTCCTGGTCATCGATCACCTGACCACCGATGAGAAGCTCCACCTTGGAGATGGCAGTGGTCCAATCGGGGACGATATTGGATTGGGTACCATCAGACTTGATGGGCATGAGGTAGACATAGTTGAGCATATCCCCCTTGCGCTCGAAGCGGATGGTGGACATACCATTGTTCGAGACGTTGCCTTGGATGACCTGACGCTCGACAGTTTGGGAAAAATTCGTATGACGTTTGTACGTGCTCCTGAAAAAGCTTACTTCGGGCTGACCGACAAGGTGGACATCCTGGGCACCGACAGCAACAAGTTGGGCAATACCGCCAGACATTTTATAATATAGTGAGACTTTATTTTTAAGCTTG